TTGAAGAACACCGGCGCGCCTCCCAGCGCCGCTTGAATCAGCGGCCCGTATCGTGGTTCCTGTGCCGGTTCATTCCAGTTCATCAGATAAGTTCGCAGCTCAAACGTCGTCTCCAGCCGCGTGCGCGCAGAAAGCCCGAGGAAGCTGCGGCTGCCCGTCTTGTCCCGCCGCTGTGCGCCGGCGGGGCGTTGCCTCACCGCCAGTTTCACCGCGGGGATCCGGTTCTCGCTGCTGATCGCCGGCGCCTCGCCGTATGCAGATTCAGCCGCCACATAAAACCGGTTGTTGGTGGATGCTATGTAGCAGGACATATCTCATTTCGCTCGCTTCGTTCAGGATTCGCCCCTCAACCGAGGCTGATGTCAACGTCAAAGGTCACCTTCGCCGTCTGGACGAAGTTCTTACCCCCGTGCCGGATCCCGTTGAAGGTTACTTCATACCCTCCTCCGTAGAACATTCCCGCACCCCAATTCCCTCGGTGCGTGTCCAGCACGTCTGTCACCGCCTCTACGTACAGTTCCAGCCTTCGCTGAATCTCCTCCAGGCGGTCTTGCGACACCCGAACATCCACCACCATCCTCGCCTTCCCCGAAAAGGTTCGGAACTTCTCCGTCTGAAGGTTAGACAGCTTCTCGCAGTAAACGTAAACCGATGGATACTTCGCCCCGGCGCTCCGCTCAGCGGTTTCGAAGCCGATGTTCTGGACCACCACCTGCTCGGGCTCCAGACTCTCCAGCTTCACGTCAGCCCGGTTCGCCGCTGCCGCGATGCTGAAGGTCAAACCAGTTTGTCCCTTCAGCATTTCCGCAATCTGTCTTGTAGCTGCGCTGCTGGCTTGAGCCACTTTCTAACCCCTTTGCAGAACCCGCCGCTGCGTTAGAAAGTAGGACGCTGCCTGACCTTCGCCCGCTGGATCACCGTCCGTGCTCGGCGGGTCCGCCAGTTGCCAGCTTGCCCCCGGAGCCATCGGCTCGCCGTTCTGCCTTCGTGTTTCGCCCGCCGACGGACCGACGTACACGTTCCATCCTGTCGCGTTCCCCGGTGGATTCACTGCCTCTACCACCAGACTCGATCCGTCAGGTACCGCCAGGTTCGCCGGATCGCTCGGGCAGCCTTCCTCCCCCGCCGCGCTTGTCCACGCCACCCGAATCCAGTAAGTGCCGCCCGCCAGACTCCCGACGCCGGCGATCACCCTCGGTAGCGCTGCCTTTGGTATCGGACTTTGCGCGATCCCGATGCCCGATTCCAGCAGCTTGCCCCACGCCCATTGGGCGAGTTTCAGGTACTCCTTCCATTTCCCCAGGTAGCGATCGTTCAAGTGGCTGTTGTAAGCATCGCGGTAGGCCAGCGCCAGCGTTTGAAATACGTGCCATTGGCGGAGCGGCCGCGTTACAACCACGTCGCCCAGCCCTTGTCGCTCATACCGCTGGCGCAGAAGCGCTCCGAGTTCTGTCTCCAGTTCCTGTTGGGCTAGTGCCAGCTTCTTCGATAGGTCGATCCGCTCAGTACTGGCCACCTCGAAGATCGAGCTCTCGTAGGCGCGCAAGTCTTCCAGGTTCGAAATGCTCCCGTCCGTGAACAACGCCATGTTGACTCCCTTGATCGCCCCCTCGGCCGTGTCCGCCTTTAAAGACGTTGCCTCTGTTAACAACCGCTCCTCGCTACGCCGGCTTCGCTGTCTTCGGAACGTTCGCTCCGCTCTTCCGCGCTTCCGTTTCTGACACCACCACGACCTGTACCCGGTGGGCCGCCGCCTCCCGCGCTGCCTTCCGCTGTGCCTCCGCTGCTTCCGCCCGGAATGCCGCCGCCTCCTCCTCCGTGCTCAACCGCGCGCTCCCGTCCATGATCATCCTCGCGGCGATTCGTCGCGGCGTTTCCGTCAGTACTCCGGCTCTGCCCCCGTCCGGCGTCTCCTTGCTCACCACCACCACGTACGGGTCGGGAACCGTCGACTCGATCTCTCTCAACTTCCGGTAGTACGTTTTCAGCTCCATGCCCTTCCTCGCTCCATTGCCGTCCCTCTGCTGCCTGTACAACGGTGACAGGCTTCGCTGTCCCAAGCCGCGCTGACGCGCGCCCATCTACCCCCGGTCCCCGGCACGTGGACAGCGTTGCCTGTCACCCTGGTTTTCAGCGCCCTGCTAGACTGGCTAGCTGTTCACCTGCACCCCGAAGTTGTTCCGAAGCACTCCGGCGCCGTACAGCACGTCCACCGTGAACTGCTGTGCCAGCGTGTTCGGCTGGTAGCTCATCACTACTCGCATTCCGAAGTTGCCCACTTCGGCGTAGTCCGCGAGCGCTCCAGTCCCCGGCAGCGGCTGCGGCAGCCGGCGAACCACTAGTCCCAGCGCGCTCCGCGCAAACGCCAGATTGTGCGTTGTCGCCGGAGCGCTCCCGGTCTTCTGCACGAACTGCGACCGGAACACGTAGAAGTCTTTGATCTTCCCCACCGTCCCGTCCACCAGCGCTCGCAGACCGGCTTCTCCGGCCGTCTGGTATTCGCTGAACCGCTGGATCTGCCTCAACTGCGAATACGTGGCCGCGTCCACAACCAGGTACTTCGGCTCACTCGCGGGCACTTTGGCCTGGAACAGCGCCGTTTCCGCCGCGTCGATCGCCGCCTCCGTGATCGCGCTTCCCGGAGTCCCGACGGGCGTGTTCGCCGTGAAGCTCGCGTACAGGCTCAGCAAGTCTGATTCGATCTTCTCCGCCAGGGCCGCCAGCGCCGGCTGCATGTACAGCCTCAGCAGCTCCGGCACCGCCAGGATCTTCGTCACGTCCGGCACCTGGAATGTCGCCTCCGCGTGCGTGTTGAGCACGATCTGTGCGTTGCCCAGACTCGGATTCTGCGTCTGAACGCTGCCTCCTTCCGCCAGGTTGTTCGCTACCAGGGTCGGTGGAATGGCCACGTTCACCGTGTCTCCTGCCTGGGCTAGCGTGGGCTCGAAATCGCGATTCACAAGGTTACCCATGACAAGGTTACCCATCAGGGCGGGTAAGGCATCCACCGCCACTAACTTGACGATCGCGTTCGCCACGTTTGCCGATGTTATTGCTGGCATTGACTCCTTCTCTTCCTCCTTCTTCCGCCTCTGAGGGCGTCGAGTTCGGCACTGCGCCGTTCACCCCGCAATCAATCCCTGTACAGGGTCTGCGAGGCAATCCGCGCAATCTCCCGCCGGGCGCGCTCCAACTCCTCCGTGCTCATGCCCGGCTTGATCTTGTGTAGCTCCACCGCCGCTTCCTCCGGCGGTGTCTTGGCTGCCGTCGCGCCCGAGCCGCCAAGGTTCCTCGCTGGGAGCAACTCTGGGTTGTCGTTCACGAACTGAGTCAGGTATTCTCTCAGTGCCACCATTCCTTGTTCGCCCCGTGCGATGTAGCTTCCGTCCTCACCTCGCTGCACGTCATCCTTCACCGCCCGGAAGGCTAGCTCGATCTTTGTCACCCCGAGCCGCTGAAGCTCCGCCCTGATCGCCGCTTGCCGCTGGGCCTCGTCCGCTGCCCGCCGGTTCCGGCTGTTCTCTTCGATCACCTCGTTCAGCCGCCGCTCGAGCTGCTCTCTTCGCTTCCGCTCCTCCAGTAACTCGGCCTTGTAGGCTGGTTCGGCCTTCAACGCCTCTCCTTTCAGGTATTCTTCGATCACTTCCCGGATGAAGCCTCTCGCGTCGGAGCCGGCCGCCGTGCTGTTCGCCTCTTCCCGTTTCTCACCCATGATTCTTCGCTCCTTCCTTCAAACCCTTCTCTCCTCTCGATCCCTTCGCTCGCGCGGGTGTCGAAGACCGGTGGCTGGCTTCGCTGTCCCAAGCGTCGTTTGCGCGTGGACAGCGTTGCCTGTCACCGGTCTTCGCTCGGCTGCTCCATCAACGCAACGGAGGCGCCTGAGCATTGCTCTCACACCATTCGTCGATCTCTCTCGAGATCTGGTCCTTTACCTCTTGCCTCACGTCGCACAGGTACTTTAGGCTTAGTTTCTTGATCACCTGCTTCTTCAGCGTCATCGAGCCGGTTCCTAATCCTAATAGCTTCACCGCATCCTCCAGCTCACTGCTGAAGTCGCCGATGTCGAACTCGTCCAGTCCCGACACGTCGATCTTCAGCCCGTCCCCTCGCGCCGCCTCGATCGCACGCAGGATCCGCTTCATCGTGTCCTTCACCGTGTCCCCGTAAGCCCGCAGCACTTCTTGCGTGATTGTGAAGTCCCTCTGCTTGCTCAGGCCCGATTGCGGCGCTGACCCCGAAAACGCCCCGCCCGCCTGCGTCAACAGATAGCAGACGCGGTAGATCTCGTTCTTCAATCGCTCCAGGTTCTCGGCCGCGATTTGGAATACCCGCCCTTCCGGCTCTGTCCAGCCAAACTTGTCCTCTGGCCCAAGCTGGATGTAGTACGACTCGCCCACAATCTGGTTCCATTCGCGGTCCGTGTATACCACCGGTGATGCGAACAGTCCCATCGTCAGCGCCCACGCCAGCGCATTGGACTTGTTGAAGTGCTCCAGTTGTAGCAGGCCGGCTTTGTTCGCCAGCCACAGCCCCTCGCTCACCCTCAGCTCAAACATCGGAACCCTCTTCAGGTCGGCCAGCCCGTGCCTTCCTTCATCGATGAGCTGCGGGGCCGTTCCCTTGTCATCCGACCCTTCCAGTAGCCGGTAAGATCGGTAACGCTCCTTGTCGTAATACGTCCAGCGCGTCTCTGTCGCCCATACAGATCCCTCCGAACCTTTCCGCCGAAGGTTCTTCGTCCGCACGACGATCCATTCCCAGTTACCCCTTTCGTCCTCGCTACAGTTGACCACCTCTGCGGGGCTATAACCCACAAGGTACGCTCGCCCGCCACCCGCGGCCTCCTCCTCGGCCCGGTTCGCGGCCCGCCCCGGAAATCGCGGAAAATCCACCAGGATGTAGCTGCTCCCGCAAACCAGCGCCGTCGTCAGTTGTTTCCGGAAGAAATCTGTGATCGACGTCCCCCTTTGATCGCAGTCTTCGGCAAATTCGTTGTAAAACGTCCTCGCTCGATCGTTCGTTCCCTCGTAACTTAATAGCGGCTCCCGCCGGAACAGCGTGGCTGCGTACCAGTCGATAATCGACCCCAGGTAGTTCTCATAAAAGACCCGGCTCAGGCGCTCGCCATAAATGTCGAGGGGTTCCCGGTGCCGCTTCACCAGGTATTCCCCGGCGTGCCTCTTGAATTGTCCGCCGCCGGCGTACAGGTCCCGGTATAGCCGCCACATCCCCTGTTTCGCTTGATACTCCGGATGCTCTGCGTCGAACTTAAACACCTTACTCACCTGCCTCTCGCCCTTTCGGCCTCGCTGTCCTCTTCCTATGAGGGTGCTGAAGAACGGTGACAGGCTTCGCTGTCCCAAGCCGCCAGTTACGCAGAATCATGCACTTGCGGCCCCCGGCGCGTGGATGGCGTTGCCTGTCACCACGTTTTTCAGCACCCTGCTATAGCAGCCGGTCATCTTTCTCGCCCACCGTGCCTCGCCCTTGGCACTCTTGATACACCAGATATCCCAGCGCGTCTGATAGGTGCGTCCTCCTGGGATCCTTGTCTTTGTCGATCGCCTGCGCCCCAGGCTTGTAGCACACCTGCTCGAGATCAAGGATCAGTTCCTTGCACCGTGGGTCTACCGTAAGGCGCGTTTCCCCGTCAGCCGATCGCAGCAGGCTGTTCATCACGTTCACCCGCTCGCGAACCGCAGGGTTCGACTTGGGTAACTGGTAGCTCACTCTCCGATACCCGGCCGAGTGAAAGAACTTCCTCACCGTCTCGTGGTCGCTCGTCCCAGTCGTTTGCCTCTTCGTTCCCGACGCGTCCCCGTACACCACGATTCCCGCGTGATGCCGCGGAAAGCGTCGTTGGAATTCCTCGCATGCCTCTAATGTGCTCGATCGCGAAAGCACCAGCTCGTCTAACACCACTACCTGCTCCCCTTGGATCTGCACCACCACCGAGCACATCGGATCCACGTTGAAATCCAGTGACCACAACAGCGGAAGCCGTGGGTCCACGGCTGCTGCCTTCACGTTCTGTCGCCGCTCGAATGTGTGGTAGACCGTTCCCTCGTGAACGTTAAGGTACTTCCCCAACACCTCCTGGTCGTAAAACCGCGGATCGTAGCTCTTTCGAAGACGCTCGTAGTAATCCGGCACCTTGAAGGTCAGATGCCGGTTCTCGAAGGGTGGCGCCAGGATCACCTCGTATCCGTCTACCGGCTCGCCGATGAACCGCCGATACACCCAGTCGAAGCCCTTCGGAGTCCACACCGCGAAACCGCACAGCCACGTCGCTCGCGGGTCTCTTAGGCGCCCTTCCAGCCGTAGCCATGCGTCTTCCGTCGTGTACGTCAGCTCGTCTAGCCCGAACCACGCGAGATTCGTTCCCCTCAACCTCTCGAATTCCTCCACTGCTCGGAAAACGATCCGCGAACGCGTGTCGCTCAGTACCAGCATGTTCTCCGCCTTGTGCAGCTCATGCGGAATCCCGTTCCTGCTGAGAATCTCCAGCAGCGTCGTCAGCGTCACATCCCGCAGCATTGGATACGTCGGAGCGCCCAACAGTCCCATGCGCCCCGGATTCAGGTAACTGAGCCGGATCGCCTCCTGGCACAGAGCCTGGCTCTTCCCGCAACCTACCGGCCCCGAGAATCCTTTGAACCTGGCCTTGGATTTGTGGAAACTGCTCTGGGAGGGGAGCGGGCAGTACGCTATGTCTCGGTAGCAGACTCCTCCTCCCCCGCCGTCTCCACCCATGTGACCCGTACCTCCTTCGGAGCGTCCTCCTCAATCTCCCGCTGTAATTGGAGCAGCCGGATGAAATCGCCCAGGCTTGCCTTGGCTCCCTTGCCCTTCAACTTCTCCCGCGTCTGCTGGATCATGTCTTCGATCATCTCGGCCTTGGATGCCCTCTTCTCTTGCTCCTCTGTCTTCCTCTCCCCGCTCTCTGGCTCGGACGTCTTGTCACTTTCTTTCGCTCGCTGTTTGACCGGCATGTTCTAAACCCAACACCCACGGCAAACCGGAATGACTCGCGTTCAGCCCCCACTCCCAAGGGCTCCCGTTCAAACAGTACCATCCTGGCCATCCCCCTAGCGGCGATGGATCCAAGTATCTTCCTCAAAATCAATGAATTGCGTGATCGGCCAAATTGGTGAACGCTCCGCCCTCTCTCCTTGGCTCCTCAACGCCACCCGCTGCGACAGGGCCCGCGCCGATACCGATCCCTGTCTCCAGCGTTACCCGTGCCACGGTTTCGGATAGGTCCTCTATC